CTATGGCTTTACAGCGTTACGCAGAAGCAAGGTCTCGCTATGGATCACGTTATACTGAATATCTCAGCTACCTCGGCGTCCGGTCAAGCGACGCGCGTCTACAAAGGCCCGAGTATCTCGGTGGCGGTCGCGAAACTATTCAGTTTTCTGAAGTTTTGCAGACAGCGGAAGGCACCAATCCTGTCGGTGAACTTCGAGGTCACGGCATCGCAGCCGCTCGATCCAATCGTTATCGCCGATTCTTTGAAGAACATGGGTACATCATTAGCCTCATGGTCATTCGACCCAAAACCATCTACGCCCAAGGACTCTTCAGAACTTGGAACCGTCGAGTAAAAGAAGACTTCTGGCAGCGTGAACTTCAGCATATCGGCCAGCAGGAAGTCTTGAACAAGGAGGTCTACGCTGCTCATGCATCCCCTGATGGAACTTTCGGCTACCAAGATCGATACGACGAGTATCGGCGCTCTGAGAGTCGCGTTAGCGGCGAGTTTCGTGATACGACACTTGATTACTGGCACCTCGCCCGTATCTTCGGCTCCAGTCCGGCGCTCAATTCTTCTTTCGTATCTTCGGTCCCGACTAAGCGCATCTTCGCAGTTACGGACCCCGAGGTGGACAGCCTTTACGTTACCGTCAAGCATTCCACTCAAGCGCGTAGGCAGGTCGCCAAGGAGGGCCATTCCTTCATATACTGAGCTAACGCTCTAATAGCTGTGGACAACTCGCAGCCAGGTCCTCCGCCTGGCTGCAAATAGGACTTGACAAAATGTCTCAGGACCAAATCGACATTGAAGACGCTATCGCTCGTGTCGGCGAAGCAATCTATCGGCGGGAGCAGTCGGTACAGGCTCAACATCTCGACGGCCAGGGCCGCGAGATGCCGAATCCCGTACCGCTTGCTCCGCCTGTGGGATACGTCAAACCAATCTCGATCGCCGACCAGATACGGCAGGCGATCAAACAGGCTTCATTCGAAGCCGCTATGTCCGGCCTCGAAACCGAGGAGGAGGCCAATGACTTCGACGTGGGCGAGGATATGGAACCGTTCTCGCCATGGGAAAATGACTTCGAGGTCGACCCCGCCCTCGAAGCTATGCTATCTCTCCAATCGCGGCCGCCGCAAACGGCCGCCCCTCAACCTGCCGCTGAACCTCATGCACCGGCAGGAACTCCAGTCCCGACCCCCGCGGCTCAGCCGGCATCTGGGGGCAAGCCGCCGCAATAGTCGGGCCGGCCCCCTTCGGGGGGCCGTCTTTCTTTCTGCCTTGAAAGCCAAGCTCTATCCTACTCTCGGCAGAAGTTAACCGTAGGCGGCTACAGCCCGCCGCAGGTGCCTGGACCGTCATCGGCCCCCCTGCAATCGGCAGCCCGCCACACTTGGCGGTCCGAGCGAAGCTCGGAACCTCAACCTCACCCCGCACAGTACGCTCCCTTGTTATGTACTGTGCTAGGTGACACCACCTAACCAAACCAGAGGACCCGGCCATGGCCAAAAATCGTAACCGCCAGCGCGATCTCTCAACCCCTACCGGATCGCTATCGCAGATGCTGGCGTTTCCTATCCGGCCAGCGCCGGTCCTCATCCCCGTCACCACCCCTCAACAGGTGCTCGCCCATGTTCCAGATGCTCGAAACTGGACCCCTCACCCTATCCCGCCGAAGGCTCATGCTGTTCCGAGGTCTGCGGCGCGCCTTACCGCCTCAGGACCCAGCGGTAACCGCATTGCGTTTGCTGATCCGCAATTCGTTGGGCTATGCGTTCGCCGCAAGACCCGTAAGCAAGTGCTATTTGCACTGAACAAGACTGGCAAAGGCTCCAAATCAAAACGTAGACGCCGCTCAATCTGGAGTGAATACTCATGCTAGGCAATGTTATCTCGGCGGTCGGCAATGTCGTTGGCGGTATAATCGGCAGTAATGACAAAGCCAAGGACCGCAAGCTACAGAAGCAATTCGCCCAAGAGGGCATCAGATGGAAAGTTGCAGATGCTAAAGCTGCTGGCATACATCCGCTTGCGGCGCTGGGAGCGCAAACAACGTCCTACGCCCCCGTTTCAGTGGGCGGACCATCCCTCGCCTCCGGCCTCGCATCCGCCGGTCAAGACATCTCCCGGGCCGTGGACGCCACCCGAACCGGTGGTGAGAGATTGGATGCGTACTCGAAAACTATTCAAGATTTGAACGTTCAGCGAATGGGCTTAGAAAATGAGTTACTCGCATCCCAAATCGCCAAAGTCCGACAGGCAGGAGGCAACCCCCCCATGCCGACCCCCGGCGACAGACGATTCCTTGAAGGCCAAGGCGATAGTCCGCTCGTCAAGGTTTCCCCTTTCTCGCGGACCGCTGCCGACCCTGCTAATCCAGCTATCGAGGCTGGTGCATCTCCGGAAACAGGCTATGGCCGCTCGATTACAGGCTGGGCGCCTGTCCCTTCGAAAGACATTAAGGAGCGTATCGAGGACAATCTACCCGCCGAACTCTCGTGGATGATTCGCAATCAGATAGCTCCGACCTTCGGCCAACGCTATAATCCCCCATCGGTTCAAAAAGGAGGTGACCAATACTGGTTCTATAATCCCTTCACTCAGGAATACGAGCTTCGCACTTACTCTAAATCCCGCTGGCTAACTGGCGGATTCAAAAGGAAAGATTGGTAATCATGGCATTCCGCAAACGTCGTCGCCGTACCCGCTCCCGCTCTCGTCGCCGTCGCTCGACGGCTCGTCCTATGCGGGTCGGCTGGAGGATGTAAAATCCTTGCTGTGCCGTAACCCATATATGGCACCTGGAGGCAAAGCCTACGGATGCGGCCAGTGTCTTACTTGCCGCATCAACAAACGTAGAGAATGGGCTCATCGCCTCGAATTGGAGGCTTCCCAACACCCCGTCAATAGCTTCTGGACGTTCACTTACAGTGATGAAAATGTGCCACTTACAGAAGACGGATTGGGCACTCTCGAACCTTCCCACTTGACCCTGTTCTTGAAGCGGCTTAGAAAGGCTCATCACCCACTTAAATTCAGGTACTTCTATGTCGGAGAATACGGAGACATTACAGAGCGTCCCCACTACCATGCTGCGCTCTATAATTTCCCCGGCTGTGCTCGGGGAATTACTCAAACTGACAGACGAGGAAATTGTTGCTCAGTTTGTGATCGTGTCAAAGCAATATGGGGTCTCGGACTCGTTCATTCGGGCCTCCTGGAGACAAATAGCTGCACGTATATCGCGGGCTACGTCACGAAAAAGCTCTCCTCGAAAGACGATCCCCGCCTTAAAGGGAGGACGCAAGAATTCGCAAGGATGAGTTTGAAACCTGGGATTGGTGCAACGTTTATGCCGGAGGTTGCTTCCGTACTTCTTTCCCACAATTTACATTCTACTCAAACGGATGTGACCACCAGTTTGCGCCAGGGCCGATCTGTAAAACCGCTAGGGAGGTACTTAACGAGGCTGCTGAGAACGAACGTAGGAAAACCCGCAAATGCACCACTGGAAACGCTGGAAGCGCAAGCTGCGAAACTGTTCGAACTGCGCCAGAAGGCGCAAGAAGTGGCTCCCAAGGGTCTCTATTTGGAGACGCTCAAGGCACTAATAATCGAGTCAAACGAGGGTAAATATCAACAATATCTAGCGCGTGAACGCATTTACAAGAAACGGGCTGTACTATGAAACGCACTAAACACAACCTATCCTACTCTCATCTTCTTACCTGCGACATGGGCGAGCTTATTCCGATTGGACTTACGGAGGTCCTTCCTGGTGACACTATCCAGCAATCTACCTCTGCCCTCGTCCGGTGCTCTGCTCTTCTCGCTCCTGTTATGCATCCTGTGCGTGTGGCTATTCATCATTGGTTCGTGCCTCATCGGCTCATCTGGGAAGACTGGGAACATTTCATTACCGGTGGTCCGTCTGGTACTGATGCTAGTGTATTCCCAACTATTGCTATGCCTGTGTCTGGCGGCGCTCCTATCGGGTCTCTGGCTGACTATCTCGGCGTACCTCCTGGTGTTAACAGCCTTGCGGTAAGTGCTCTTCCGTTCCGAGCTTATGCTCTGATCTGGAATGAATTTTATCGTGATCAGGACTTGCAAACTGAACTTGTTATTGATGAAACGTCCGGTCCTGACACCACTACCAATACCGCGCTACAGAATGCGGCCTGGGAAAAGGATTATTTCACTTCATCTCGTCCCTTTGCTCAGAAGGGTCCGTCTGTTACTATTCCACTTGGCTCGTCCGCTCCTGTGGTCGGTCTTAACTCTAACATCACCTTCGGGAACACTGTCGACGCAACACTTCGCACCTTTCAAACAAACCAGAGCGGTACAAATAGCAGTCGTCTCGCTCTTGGAACTTCCCCTAGCGCTCTCGGTGATGCTCGATGGGGTGCAACAGCCTTGGAGGCTGATCTAACCGGCGCTAGCGCCATTACTATCAACGCGCTTCGTGAAGCTATGGCTTTACAGCGTTACGCAGAAGCAAGGTCTCGCTATGGATCACGTTATACTGAATATCTCAGCTACCTCGGCGTCCGGTCAAGCGACGCGCGTCTACAAAGGCCCGAGTATCTCGG